ATGTCATTGAGCTCTGAAATCTCTAGAGTTTTAGCTTCAATAATAGCTTGAGAGTCACTCAACTGCTGATTCAATCCTAAAATTGTTTTAGCTAAGAACTGAACTTGCTCACTTAGTCTTTCAATTTGATTGTTTTGAGCATCTATAATATCGTCCTTCTTACTGCAGCCTATCACACCTAGTGCAACAATGGCTAAAATTAATATTGATTTTCTCATTCTTTCTGTTTTAATTAATTACACTTTTCTACTTTTGTTACTTTAATAGGTGACTTGAACTCAACGTCCCACACCCTCTTACTTGTTTCTCTGGTTACTGAGCAACTGCTCATAAGTATCATGATTAATGAAATCACAATCATAACTAAACCAAATCTAATTAACTCTATCTGTTTCATATTACTTGTTTTCTAAATATATTTCTAAACTTGCTAACGCTCTCCATGCAACCTTTGCCAGGTGTAGTACGCCGTCATCATCCATAGGATCAATCCCGTGGTCAATGAGGTGACGTACAAGAGCATCTTCATTGTCAAAACTTTTATTCTTATCCCAATATAACTCATCTCCTTGATTATGTTGTTTCTGTCCTGCTAAAGAACACTTACTAACTTCTTTTAAGGCGTTAGGAAAGTACTTTAAAACTCCCGTATATACTGGCTGCCCTTTTCTATCAGCATGCTTACTTAAGTCTCCATCTACAGTTATTGTCGTAGAGCCTTTCCTGTGATAGTAACCACCCTCACCTCTAGGCGCTGGTGGCTGGTCTAATCTATCGTCTACCATTCTTCCGTAGGTGCTCATTATAATGCCATTAGCTCATTGATAGCCGTGTGACCACCGATTACTACTCCGCATCCAATAGCTGGCTTCTTACCCGCCTTAGCGTAGGCCATAGCATAAGTATCAAAATTGATACCGCATCCTACCTGCATACCAAACACTTTGAAGTTTCTACCTACAGACCATTCAGTGTAACACTGTGTATGTAAGTGACCCTGCACTGTAGACATCATGTCTGCTTTAGACTTAGTACGAGCTGTACCTGCTTCACCGTGGATATACTGAACGTCATCATAAACCACACGCTCTGTGAAGTTCCATTTAGGCGTGTTTAAGACATCTTTGTAGTCTTTGACCCATTGTCTAGGTACTTGTGAAGACTGTGCCTTACGCATGATGATACGGTCATGGTTACCTATTGTAACGTCTGCTTTAGGAAACTCCTTGTACCAACGTGCTAATCTTTCGATAGCTAGCTCAAGTTCTTGACCTCCACCCATTCCGTTCGCATCAGTTTCGTGATATGAAGAATAGTGATTGTCAATAACGTCTCCAATAAACACAACCTTGTTACAGTTGTACTTAGCGTACACTTCCTTACAGTGGTCAAAGTAACCATCTAAATCAAAAGGAGCGTGTAAGTCACCAATTACTAGTACTCTATTCTCCTTCTTGTTGAAGTGATCGAATACTGCCTTCTTGTTTCCACTTAAACGTGGTCTGAAATCTTTCTTTGCTTTACTCATGTTATTTGTGTTTTATTATTATACTGCAAACATACAAAATTATTCTGTATCTACCAAACAATTATCAATAATTATTTTAGCTAATTTTTCTCTCAGTATAAAGTTAACGTATCCTTTCTTGAAACACCCATCCTCATCTATATTTTCAGAGACGTCTTCGTCACTTTGTAATAGCTCTAAGTATAAGTTCTGCACCATGTCTTCAGAGTCTGAACATATCTTACCACAAATATTATGTGCCATGCCCACTAATACGTCATGATACTCTACGTATAGTTGCTCTACTGCTTCGTTATTCTGCATCTTTTCTAGTCCATGTTAAGGTTAAAATTAAGACACCTAAAGCTACTTGGTAGTTGTAGTCTGTCTCCTTCTCGTCTTCAAAGTAGTTAGACGCCTGGCTAATACCAAACATAAAACCTTTGTTAAGCGACATTGTGAGGTCTGCGTCCTCCTTGAAGTACACGAGAAATGCACTTCCAATCATCGCTAATAAAACTAATGTTATTATTTGTAAAATCATATTAAAAATCTAAAGTTGGTTCATAATCTAATTGCGGTGCTGCCTTTGGCATAACATCCATACCAGCGTATGTGAATCCACAGGACCCTGGCATCATTCTGAGACAGACTGGGCTGTCTATACTGGTCGGACGTCCGCCAGATTCTACCTCCTTCACCTTCCTAACGTGGATCTCTGAAATCATCCAGTCAGTTGCGCTCTGAGTATATCGGTGAACCGTATAAACTTGATTAGCACGGTTTCCCCATTTACCGCCTCCTTCCACGTCTGCCATAGACGGTGGTACGGGCAGTCCCTCATACTGGTGACCTCTAGGGTGCACTCTACGTAACGCTTCTGTTACGGCATGAGTATTGAGCAATATGGATACGTCTAGCTTATCACAAAACATTCTCATTTTGGAAGCTATCTGATAGTCATATTCATGACCTCCTACTTTACGCATGAGGTTGCTGTCTTTAGTTAATGAGTTGTAAGGGTCTATAAGGAATCCGTCATAGTCAAACTGCTCGAACTTAATCTGCATAGCTTCTTCTAATAACGACTCAGCTGTATATAGCTTATCAAACTCCATTATTCTAAAATGTTCGTTAACCCAAGTCATTTGGTTTCTAATTTCCTCATCACTCAATTTGTTGATGGGAGTTCCTGTTTTAAACTCTATGACTTTTCGTGCGATGGAGTAGGGAGTATTTTCCGAAGAGAATACCAACCATTTAAGGTTGTGCTTAACTGCAAAGGCTGTCATCAAATACATGATAGTTGTAGTCTTTCCAGTATTAGCATGCCCCACTACGACATCAAACGAATTTCTTTTCCAGCGTATGTGCTCGTCCAGCTCTGGAGTTCCAAGACCCAATCCCTGTGGGATACGGTTGTACTTGACATCCATTAGTTTTTCGGTAAGAGCTTCTACACTTGAAATCATATTAGAATGGTAAATCAGAATCGTTAGCTGGAGCTGCTGCTCTTTCCTTATTAAATTCTGCGTTAGTTGTTTCTGCTTTGTATTCTACTTTAGTAATTCCTTCGTCAGTTGTAAAGACTACACGTCCATTACCTACATACTTACGAGGGTTACCAGCCTCACGGTCTTCCTTGCTTTGCTCATTCCACGCTGATGCGTTCTGATTCCACTGGTTAACCTCATCATTAATTGCTACATTAATGTTTGCATACCCTTTGTCATTTGCTACTAGGTCTGCTACTTTAATTCCTACTTTTACAATCGTTGCCATACTCTCTGTTTTAAATTGATTTTAATAATTTACTTTCTACTTCTTTACTAATTGAATACTTAGTCTTAATTGAATCGACTTTGCCACCCTTCTTGATAAACTGCACTGCTTTTAGGAACTCTTCTGTGTTCTCTAGTAATTGTTTTTTGCCTCCTTTATCAGAATTGTCTTGCGTGTCCGCATCCTTAGTATCGTCAATTAAGAAGATACCATTAAGTAAGTATTTGCGTGCATAAGAACTAGCACTACCAAACGTCTGTGGAATAGCCATACCCTTTTGGGCTAAGTCTACACCTGCGACCGCTGTACGCACTAACTCTCTGCTTCCGTCCGATAGCGTTGCTGTAGCTTTAATAACGGGAATACCCGCTGCTTCTACTACTTCATCAGCTAAAGTTAACTCTACTCCATGTTTAGCGAGTAGAGGTTTTACAGCCTCTAGGATGTCCTCTAGGCTACGGTAATTGTAGTTACCGAATTTGTTTCTTTGATTCTTAGGAGCTTTTAGCTCTTGTTGAATCTTGATTAGTTTTTCTGTCATTCTATCTGTTTTAATTAATTACTCTGCAAACATACGTCAAATAATTGACACTACCAAATTAATTCACATAAAAATAAATTAATTCGTACAAGTATCTACCTCCACCTACTATATTAAGTAGGACTAAGTTATACTGCTTAGCTCTATACACTTGCGGTAACAAGCATAGGTTACCTCCTACAGCTAAGAATAGAAAGTAATCAGTTCCGAATAAATAAGGCATTGTTAGAAAGCACAAAGTACCTATAGTTCCGAGTGTCCTAGTTAGGTCTCGTATCATTCGCTCTCTCATAGTAATATTTATATAAGTCTCTGATTGTTTCGTAAAGTTTGTTGTCTTGCTCGAATTTCCAGCCATCTTCTAAATATTTATGTAAGTTAGTTAAGTCTGCAGCTCTCTTGCTGCGTCCGTTTATCTCTATCATTATCTCACAGTAGTGCATCTGTACAGACTTTTTCCTACCGTGTACCATCTTTCTAGCACCGTAGGTTTCTATTATGGTCTGAGGGTATATCCTAAGATAGTTGTGCCCAGCCCATTTAAAGTGTTTGTTGTCTACCATGTCTAATAATGGATATAAATTAGTTATCTCTCTCATACTCGTTGAAACATATTCCACTACAGAACTCATCTCCTGCT